CAAAGCATGTTTCAGGCATCCAGTTCAGTGATGATTCTTTCACCCATTCGATACCGCCATACCCCAGCAATGAACCGTCACCATTGTGAGTAACGGTAATACTGCCTGACACATTTATGGTCTGGTATCCGGCAAGGCTTGTTACAACCGTATCTGCACTTAAGTATTTCTCGCCCTGTCGATTATCGTGCCAATATAGTCTGATCACGCCTTGTCCGTTACCGTACGTATCGAACAGCGTTGCGCCATCAGGGTTATAAATATATCCGCTTATATGGATTAGTGAAGTATTATTCGTAACATTAGCACTATCTTCATACCATTCCACATGCAGGTTCATATGCCCCCGACCTGCTGGTGGTACGACCTGCAAATCACCTATATATGCCATGACTATTCACCCCCGATCCAGTAGACATTTGTACACACAACAGTTTCTCCGTTGATTTCTTTCATCGTTCCACGCTTAAATTTGTGTGCACCTGTTGCAAAAGAGCCTTCCGCTTTTAAACTTTGTACTCTTGTTTCGGTTGAATTAACATCAACCATAACTTTACCGTTTGCGACAAGTTTCATTGATTTTTCGTCAAGAACCATTTCTGTAGTGGAACCTTCTTTGCCTTGAATATGTACGGCGTCTGCCTGTACTTTGAACTGTCTAAGTATTTGTGTCTTGCCGTCTATCTCTTCAGAAATAAGCGTACTTACATTATCCTTCGTCAGTTGCAATTCCGCCTTAGTGGCATATTGTTGTGCCTGTGTTTCCAGCGCATGCAAATCATCATTTGTTGATTGTAATGATTTTTTGATTGCGGTCGTTTCCTTGACTGATAAATTAATGGAATTATTCAACTGCTCGATAGCAGATTTATTGCTTGATGTGACATCGTAAACACCATTCAATACATCATCTTTAGTAGGCTCTGAATAGCCCACGCTTTCGTCTGTGAATGTAGTTCTGTATCGTTGCCATATCCAAGTGTCAGCCGTTTTCTGTGGCTGTGTTTCTTGCCATGTTCCGCCTGTTACTTCCACCTTTGAAGTTGATAGATAGTATTCTGGTGTTACTTGTTTAACTCCTCGTCCGGTCTTTCCTGCTATTGATGGAGAGAAAACTTCCGACGTCGTTTCGTCGCTGTATTTATAAACCGCACGAACCCATAAAGTGTAGCCCTCATTAACTAACGGAATATTGGCCAGCCACTCGCCTGTTGGTGGCGTTGTCGCGCTGCTTCCTGCTTGGTATGTAATTTCTGGCGTACCTACTATTCCGCGCCCTGCTTCGCCTTTTATGCCGGTTAATTCCAGCGGTTCATGGCGCACCTCGTTGTCGTTCGCTGTAATATCTGCGAGCATGTACCACATGTGCTGCCCTGCTATTGATGGCGGCTTTGTGGTAGACCAGTCGCTGTCATTCTTCGATGGTGTATCTTTCGACGCAGTCTGCAGGTAATATTGGCGCGTTCCTTTATTCGCGTTTCCTACCTCTGTTGCAATATTTGCAATCTTACTTTTAAACTTCTCGATTGATGTTTCGAACTCGTGCAGCTTCTGGTTCAATATCGTTATTGTGCGGGCTGGCTTTGATTGGTTCTCACGCTGCTCTTTCGCTTTTGTTTCCAGGGCGTCCTTAAAGAACTGCGTTCCTGCAAACGTGCGCTTCATTAGCAACGTTTTGATTGTTGCTCCTGCTGGTGTATTGAACTGGATCGTGTCGCCTGGCTCAATATATGGCACGCCCATCATGCTGGCCGTAAACGGTATATATTGAACGTCTTTCAATTCGTTAAATATTGCCGTTGCTATTGGTTGTAAATCGGACGACGCCATTCCATAAAGCAGAGGGTTGCCTTCTATCAGATATGGGTTTTTCCCATCCTTATTTCCTGCAAGAACTCCTATATCGTCCTTTGTTGCTCTTATCTGCAGCACATCAATTTTTTTAATGTTGTAGTCTGCAATTTCAACCGTGCCTATATAATGGCTTCCGGTGTAAACCATTCCTGGTGTACCGGTTGGCTGTGTGATCTTCTTAATCGTTAACGTTCTGCCGTTATCCAGAAGCCTGGAAGTTACGAAAAAACAACCGGCCATTTCCTGGAGATAACCCAGAAACGTTGCACCTGTTGCTTCGTTAACGTATATATTTCTCTGTGCAATTACTGCGTTGCTATTCGTGTATGTTTGCGGCAGTTGGTAATCAATACCGACCTTATTACATAAAGAAATTAACAACTCTCTGTGTGTAATTGGGAACTGTACTTCTTTGTTCCACCATGCGCTGACGTCCTGATTGAACTTTGCAAGCATGCCGCTCGCCTTTATGTTGTACAAGTGGTCGTTCTGCTTCTCTGCGTTATCAACAATATATGTTCCTGCCGGCATGGCCATAGAGCCGACGGTAATCGCCAGCTCTACTTCCTTGCCTTTTAATAAACCGATATTTCTTTCAAGGTTTAATAACGTGAACTCAATCGTAGGCTTTTCTACTGCTGCCAGGTCAAACGAATTGTTAGAACTTAGGCTCTCGGTAATTGAAACGCCGCCATCTGACAGGTTGTTTCCGGTGTATGTAGGGCCGTTCTTAATCTTAATGGTGTAATTCTTCGGCCTGCCGGTTTCTGTCGTAAATTCGCGCTTTAAGGCTTCCTGGATGATTATTTTTTGACTTGTGCTTTGTGCCATTCTTAACCTCCTTCTGCGCCTTATCGTTCAACGATTGAAATAGAAATATCTTTCCAGACTTTCTTATTCGTTGCGCCCTTGTCGATTGTGTACTTCAATGTGTTGCCGCTGTACGCTTCTTGGATCACACCTGCGGTTTTTTTCTTTCGGTCGTAATACTCAAATTTGAAGTATTCCTTACCCTTTGTTAAATCTGCAATCAAATTTAACTCGTCATCTGTTAGGCGCGGCCACGACAATTCGATTTTTCTTACACCAAACCGTACGGTTTTCTTATGTGTAAAGCCTAGCGCGTCGCGGTACGCTTCTTCTGCCAGGTCGTTTTCGCTGTACTTGGCGTTGCCTCGGATAACCGGTGGCAATGCCACGCCATCAACTTTATAAACGCTCATTTTTGCCATTGTTTATCCTCCTTAAAACGAAAGAACAGGACTGTTTCCTGTTCTTTCTGTTTCATCATTGATATATTCGACCGCAGCTGCGCCAGCTTCTCGTTTGGTGATTGAGAAGTTCTTTGACGCAATGATTCTCAGCAGCGCGATTGCTTCCTGGTTAAAGCCTCCGGTTTCTTCTCTGACAATCTGTCGGATTAAACCTTCCGGTGCTTCCAGGTTGTTTCCATGTGTCTGGTCGCCCAGCATTGCGACGAACTGCTTATTCGGCGGAATGACTGCGCCTTTTGCTAAGTATGGAATGCTTGGGATATTTATTCCCATGCCTCCGAAACCTGGCACCCAGCTCGGAATTCGAACCTGGTTAATGCCGCTAATAAAGCCGTTAATCAGTCCGATTACGCCATTAATTGGCAGTTTGAAAATAGAAACAATACCGCCAACTATTCCGTTAAAGATATTAACGACGCCCTGCCATGCCTGGCTCCAGTTCCCTGTAAATACTCCGGTTATAAACTGGATTATGCCGTTAAAGATTTGCTGTATCGCATTAACGGTATCGTTGAACGATTTTGCAAGACCGTCAAACGCTCCCTTGAATGTGCTAACTATCAAGTCGGCAAACCAACGAACCAATGCTGCGAAGCCGTCCAGGGTTGCTTTGAATGCTGTCGCGATTGCCTTTAATATCTGCAGCGTGGTTTCTTTGAATGCATTAAAGAAGTCGCCCAGCGGTGTAAGAACTTTATCTTTGAACCATGCTGCAACTTTTCCGAATGCTTCCTTTATTCCATTAACGCAATTTATCGCGAATTCTTTTACCTTATCCCAGTTAAGAACTAATGCGACCAGGATAGCGATTAACGCGCCTATTGCAATAGTTGCTATGCCTATCGGACTAGTAATGAACGCTAATGCTCCGGATACGGCAGCAATGCCGCCGGAAACTAATTTGCTGACAACATCAACGGCTTTCATGGCGCCGCTTATTCCCTCAAACGCTCCAACTAGCGCAGCAATAACTCCGACTAATGTCGCGAATGTTTCCTGGTTGTTGTCTATCCAGTCCGACAATCCGTTCAATGCGTCCGCCACGACTTCTATCGCTCCGACGAATGCGTCGCCCAGGAAGTCTGCGACCGGTTTCAAAATGTTATCCCAGAGATCTTGCGCTAATGGTGCCAGGGCTTCTATTGCTGAATGAATGGCTTTCAGCGCGCCCTCGATAACATCAAGGCCGGCCGGGATAACTTCCTCTAATAGCAGCTTCGCTATCGGTAGGACGACATTGTTGTATATCCATTCAAGAATACCCAGAATATCGTTAAATACAGGCCGCATGGCCTCTACCGCCTTTGCTATTGAGTTGAATAGCGGCTCCAGGTTTAGGTTCTTAACCCACTCAATCGTTGCGTCAAGAATACGGTCAAACCAATTCCATAAATCGCTCGCCATTCCGCTCAATGCTGACATTATTCGAACGCCGTTATCGTTGGCGGTCCAGGCCTCTTTTATTTTCTTGGTTGTTTCATCCCACAATGTCTTAATTTTGCCGAGGGTGTTCTTCAATCTCTCGCCCAGGTCAACCTGTTGCAATAAATCGCTGAAACCTAAACCTCCGGCACCGCCTCCGCCTCCGCTGTCGGTGTCATTTTTTTGCATGACTTCGATTTCATCGAACGACGCCAGGCTTCGCTTTCTTTCGTCCGCTTCTTTCTTGGCTGCTCCTGCCTGCTTTTCTGCAGACGCAGCCGCCGCCCTGGCCAGAATATCGACTCCGGTCAATGCCTTAATTATTGCCGCAATGAAACTCACGGCTTTGGCCAATCCACGAATTAATCCCTCCGCAATCGGTTGAACCGCTACAGCCGCCACCATCTTGATTGAGGCAATGGCTGCCTGCAGTTCTTTGCTCTGGCTGACCGCCTCGCCGATAGCTTGTTTAATTCCTCGGAATGCCGACATTACACCGAAAGTCATCAACGTAAATCTTCCCATCAATCCCAGCATATTTTTTATGCCGCCAGATGCGTTACCTATGCCTTTGGCCAAGTTGGAAATTCCGCCGCCGTTGGATCCTGCGCCTTTTCCTTTATTCGAGAAAAATTCCTTAAACTTCTGCATTGCAGTTGCCTGCTTGAGAAGTTGACGCTCGTCGTTCTTTTGTCCGTCAACCTGTGCCTGCATTGTATTGCGCAGCGCTGTTTGCTTTAATAACTCGCGGTTCTGCTCACCTATTTGATTGGCCACATCCTTTGCGCTTGCTGAAATGTGTTTGAACCCACTGTCCGCTTCTTTCTGCTGGTCGATGATCTTCTGCATGTGCGCGTCGAACGCTTTATCGCCTATTTCTGACGCCTCTGCTTTTGACTTGCCCTGGGCCAGCGCGTTTTTCTCTGCAAAGTTACCCTCAAGGCTCGCCTCGAAAATGTTTTGCTTATCATTCTTGACGCCGCTTGCGATACTGTTTTCTTTTGCAACTTTTGCTTCGGCCAATTCTGCATACTTCTGTTTTAATTCTGCAATCTTGCTTTTAGTCTTTTCGACTGCCTTTTCCTGGATAGATAAATTCTTTTCCATCTCCAGGGTTTGTTTCTTCATGCCGTCAGAAACTGCCGACGCATTTCCTATGCGTTCAATGCCGCTCTTTAATTCTTCGATTTTCTTTTTGATTTTATCCGCGCCGGCACTAAACCCAGAGGCGTCGAGTTTCGTGTTTATTCGGATCATGCTTTGACTCATTTATGCACCTCCGTTCTATGCTCGCCTTGCAAGCATGTTTTTATGTTTTAATCATTTCCCTTTGTTTCTCCTCGTAGTAGTCTGTCGAATTCGTCCAGCGCTTCCTGCTCGCTCTCTGTTATCTTTTCTGGTAATGCAACCAGACGCTTTGCCTGGATTAACTCTTCCATTGCCTTTGGATTGTCTTTGTAATCTCCCAGGTCTTTGTTACGAATTTCTCGCACGCGGTTTAGCGCTGACTTTGGACTTAGGCCGTTTAATAAATCAATGAACTTCCACCAGTGCATTGTTTCGTTTTCTGGTTCAGATAAATCTATTTTGTAATCACTAATGAATGACGCGATTATCAAGCCCATGTCGAACGTGTAGTCCATATCTGGCTCGCGTTCGGTCAAGATTTCGTCCATCTCTCTTATCTGTTCCGGCTCTTTTCCGCATTGCAAATATTTGACAAGCAATTCTTGCAACCTCTTCATTCCGTCAACGCTTAGATCCTGCGGAATGTCACCCAATAATAGAAGCATTACTATTGCGCCGCGCTCTGCGTCTGTCACTGCTTCGTCCTGGACGATTTCGTAACAACGGATGGCCGTCTGGTACGATGTATTTATCGGAAACCTGCGGCCGTCTACTTCGATTGCCTGTGGATATCTCATGCCTGCCTCTTTCAGCTCAATACAGCGCCGTTATCGCCGCGGTTTTCGCCGATATGATATTTCTTCTTCAAGCGTTCCTTGACGCTGTCTACGTTTATTTCTAGGCGGCTTAAATGCGGCTCTAATTGCTCGAATAAATCATCAAACATAGTCAAATAATTGCTATCACCAAACAACGCCTGCATGGTTCCTTTGCCCAGCAATTCATCCATTGCCTCGCGGTCTTTTTGATACATTTTTCTGTACTCGTTCTGGATCTCCAGTTCTTCCTGTGTCAGCATGCCTTTTTTTGTTGGCTTCTGGTTCTTGTATTTATTTCGAATGGCCACAACATTGCCCTCGCAAACTTGGAGATTTCTTTCGACGTCTGTAAATGCTTTATTGACCTTATATGGCAGGTTAATATCCAATAAATCGAAGACGATTTCCTGGCCGTCGTCGCTTATGTTAATGCGATAGACTTCATCCTCGCGGCGTTTAATTCTGATTTTATTGATTGCTTGTTGATTACTTCTGTCTGTCATTTTTTATTCTCCTCTTGTGCTTGTTAAATATTTGCAAGCATGTTTCCTTTACTTAAAACTTAAAAAATAAAGAGGCAAGCCACTGATGTGAACTTGCCTCATATTGCGTTATGTTTAACCGCCGATGCCAGGTGCTGTTGTTGCTTTCTTGAACTTAGCAGCGCCGTTTGCTTCAAACGTAACCGTTCCATACACTGGATCGCCATTAAGCGCGATTGTGAATGGTGCTTCTAATGGCTTTCCGCCGTCTGCTCCGAACTCTGTAATCTGAATTGTTACCTGGTTTAATTCCGCAGAGAATGAACCATCTGTCTGCTTGTCGTATGCATTAACGACAAGGAGTTGTGTTTCGCAATCTTCACCGACTGCTCTCTTCTTTCTTAACGCGTCTACGTATTCAAAGATTGGATCTCCCTTGAATGCTGTCATTGGCGTTTGAACGCTAACCTTATAGGAGTCTACCGATGTTGTTGCGCTATCTTCACCGATGTATGTTTCTGTTGTTGTTTCTGGGTTGTACTGGAACTTCTGTGAAGTTACGCCCTTGTTAATCAACGCCCACTTTTCCTGGCCGCCAGTCTTTGTTGGATCTGTGTTCAAAAATGATTTTAATAATGAACGCTTAATTTTTCCCATTATCTCAATTCCTCACTTTCTGTTTTTTTATTTTGCTGCTTTCGTGTCATGAATGTACACAAGTTGCAGCTGCAACTGATATCTTGCTATTCTCCAGTCTGCTGTGACCGCAAATAGATAACCAGTTGTTGTGATGTTCAATTCCTCCGCTTCATCCCCTTGCGGCAATTCTGGGAGTCTTTCTTCGTCGCTTTGTTTTTCAATCCATGCGGCCAGTTCTTCAAAGAACCGGCTGTTTTCGATATTCATGCGCGCCTCTTCTGAATAATTGAAACGTGCGACCAAATTAAAACGATATTGGCGCTCTGATACGCCGTCCAAGTAATTTTCAATAATTGACGGCCCTGGTACTGTTTCAATGCTGAACGAACGCGTATCGTCCTTTAAGAACTCTACCTTTGTTTTCGCTCCCATCTTCTTTATCAGTGGGCATTCATCAAAATATTGTTTAATTGCCTCGACAATGCTTTCCGGTTTGCTCATTTTATTTTATGTACCTCCGCATGATAAATTCTTCGACTTCTGCAGTTATCTTTTCGCCGTTGTCGGCCCACGAACGCTCGGCCCACATAGGCCCTGCAAGTGGGTGCTTTGACGTGTCGTATTGCAGGCTTCTGCCGTCTGGATCCAGAATTTTCGGCACGCCTGGTCTTGACCAGAACATGTTGTTTTCTTCATCGTGGAACGCGCCCTTTAATGTTTCAGGATCTACCATCAATTTGCCGTAATACAAATATTGCGCGTATGGCGCATAATAAACTACGGCGTCCGGCTCCATAAACCTCTGCGCGCTTCCTGCAAGCATGCCAGTATCAATTGGCACATATTTATCCGTTTGACGCATCATTTCTTGTGTAAAGAACTTTTGCGCTGGGCCGTCCGGTTCTAACCCTAACGTCCTAGTTAGGTTTGACGTTGCAGCTCTTATTCCGGATATATCGACCGTCATCAATTTATCATCAGACACCGGTAATCACCTTGTTATCGTTTGGCCGTCCGCAGTAATTCGTGCTAATCGAACTAATTGTAATTGTTTCGTATTGTTCCAACTCTCTCATGCTCGTTATCTCTGGGCCTGTACCTTTTACGGCGTAATCACCTTCTGCAATCTCTGCCGTGTCTGCTATCTCTTTTGGTATAACAACCGTTGTGTTGGTCGTCGCCTCAACGCCTTTGCCGCTTAATTTTAGCAGCTGCGGGCCGTACCAGAATACGCCCTCCAAAACCTGACGCTTATATTCATCGTCACCGTGTTTGTGGTAAATCGTGCATGTATGTGGGAACATTTCGACTATCTTGTTTGTCAACATGTGCAGCCAAGCCCTCTATAAAGCAGGCCTGTTCCAAACAGATACATTTCAACAACTCGTTTATATTCGATTTGCTTTTCTGCTTCGGTCGTTTTCGCTTCATTTCTGAATGTGACGGAATGTGGGCCGATTGTTTCTGATGCAATCTTTGCCGCTTCTTCCTTTCGCTGCATTTCTTCTATCTTTTCCGCAACCGCGCACGTGCAGTCCTTTACGTCTTTTTCATACGGTTGCCCCTGCAGCGCGTCTGCGTTAATTCTTCGCATGGTTAATCTGTTGACGATTGCGGAGGCTTCGCGTGCTAGTTGGTTGAATTCGTCCTCCTGCAGCGAACCTTTGAATTTGTTTTTGTAATATTCAAAATCTACAAATTGCATTTATTCCTCCGTTCTAAAAGAAAGCAACCAGGCGCTCACCTGGAGGCCTGGTTTTGCTCTTTGTATATCGCGGTTAGTTACTTAACTTTGATACCTGTTAATACGCCGGCTTTTAGAGAATTCTTCAACGCAATAGCAGCCACCATTTCGACATCGCCTGTCTTAACTGCTCCAGGTCGTTTTAAATCTGGAAGGTTTGTGCTGATAATCTTGTCGCCACGTGGAGTAACGCCGTGTAATGCGTCAAGGCCAAGTGTAACAGCATAAATGGATGTTGTTCCTGCTGGTTCTGCGATTTCGATACAGTCGACTGTCTTATTTTTCGCTCCATCGTAGAACTTACCGAGGTCAAGCATTGGGATGTTATCCCAGCAATCAACTGGGCGGCCGAATGCGTCCTCAACTCTTGAATAGTATCCCTTGCGACGTGCGATACCCTTAATCTTTGTTAACATGACAGAATTCATTAAGAGCATTGTTGGCTTGCCTGCTAGGTTTGCCATAAATGCATCTAATGTGTCTAGGAACGCGTCTGCGTTGTCTGTCATCTTCTGCGTTGTGGATAGATCAATTCCTGTTGCTGCGATTTCTGTCGATGTTCCTTTTAACATCTTCGCAAGGCCATCAAACTGATTGTCATTTGTGTTGTCGCCGTTAATTAACGCCCAGTGGAAAAGGTTGCGTGCTGCTTCAATCTTTTGCTTCACCTGGAAGTCTAACTCGTCAACCGCACCTGCTGTTTCGATAATAACGCGGTCAAGAGAGAACGCGCCACCGAAGATAGCGAGCTTTGCTGTTGCTTCCTTGCGCTTTGCCTCATTTGTTGAGTATTCTGAATTTAATGCACGGAATGACGCTGTTGATGGTGTCATCAATTTTGTATATCCATAAACTAATGTTGAACCGCCTGTCGCTGGTGAAACCGCGTTATCAAATACTAATTGATCAAGTAAGAAACTTGAACGACGGAATTCATCTACTACTGTTTGCTCGACTTTGTCACGCATTCCTACTTTTGACTCTGCTAGTGTAATTGGCATTTTATTTTTTCCTCTACTTTCTTATTTTAATTCTTTAGTTTTTGCCGTTTAATGCGGCAGTTAATGCTTCTTTTAATGACAACGGTGCATTGCTTTCTTTCTCGAATGTTCCATGCGCCGCGCCTGTTGCAGTTCCGGTAGCGAAGTAATGCGGATATGACTTTCTCATTTCTTCTTCCACAGTTTCGTAACCGTCGATTGTGTCTTTATTCGCGTCATAATGCGCTCTTAAGTCCTCGACGTCGATGTGCGCCAGATAACCGACTGTATCTTTAATGCCTGCTTTTTCCATTGTTCTTTGCAAGCATGTTTCGAACTTGATTTTGTTCGTTGCCTTTTCGACCTCTGCCGCAATCAATGCGCCGATATCGTTCGGCTTTTCTGGTGCTGCTGTTTCTGGATCTGAATTGTCGTTCCCTGTTGCTTCTTGTTCCGGGTTAATGTTCTCGGACTTCTGTTCGGATGATGAACCAACGGCCACATCGTCTACGGCTGGCTTCTGCTGCGTTCCGCTGTGGTTCTGCTTGTACGTGTCGATTGCTTTTGCAACTCGACGGTCAAACTCTGCTTTGAACGCTTTATTTGAATTCAAAAACTCATCCAGGCCCTGGCTTGCTCCAGCTGCGTTCTGTGGTTGTCCTGCGCTTTCTTGTGCGCTCTGGCTTTCTTCTTCTACTGGTTGGCTGCCTTGCTGTGCTTCGGCCGTCGTGCTTTCTTGCGCTGCAACCTCTGCTCCTGCTGTGTTTTCGACTTCCTGGTTCTCTGCTGCGTTTGTTGCTGTTGTGTTTTCTGTTCCGTTCATTTTCTCCTCCTGTCTGGTTCCGTCCGTTCGCTTTCGCGGCCGTGCGTTCCCTATCTTGTATGAACATTGTTCTGCTTCTATGTGTCGTCTGTGTTTGCGTGTTACGGCCACCACAGACGTGTTCACCTATTTTGCAAATAAAAAGCAAGATTTCTCCTGCGACTTGTATTTTAGTTTTTTATATGCTATATAATAACTAGGCACCACGTGTGGACCGCAAAAATTGGTCTGCGCCTGGTGCTTTTTATTTGTGCCATCTTATGACTTTTACTAATTTATTTCCTTCTTTAACAATAATATCTAACTGACTAAACGCATTTTGTTGCCTCAGACGACTGACAATAGCGGCATGTATCGTTTCTAAATCGACATGCTTTGTGACGTCACATAACAGAAAGCCACCCTCATGAAAATTAGGACTTCGTGTTTTCTTTGCTGTTATCTGGTGAACGGCTGATTGAATGTGCTTATCGAGGGCGTTTTGTGATGTTGGGGTTTTTCTTTCAAAAAGTCTATTATCCCATGAATAATCAGGTGTCTGTAAATCTCTGTTAGTTTCTTCGCTGCGTTCAACGTTTAGTACGGTAATATTTCCGCCGAATGTGTCACGTATCCAATATGCATTATTAATATCCTCTGTCCTATCTTCGTTTGGATGATATACATCTGGTTCAACAATGACATCGCCAATGCCTGGTGACGCATTATCAAGATATTCTTGTGTTACATCTTGGATTTTAGCACCGACATTTACGCGAATTCCACGAATAGTCACCCATACAGGTTCACCTATATCATACTTTCCCATCAAAAAACCACCTATTTTTTGTAGTGAACTTGTAAGGCGTCTTTCATACCTGCTTTCTTTTTTATTTCCTCTTCTTCTTTTGGTTTATCTGAATTTTTGAAAATTCCAAATTTGAACTTTATACTATCATTTTCTGATTTATTATCATCGACTTGCTTCTTATCTTTGATCTTTAATTTTTTGAATTCTTTGCTCATGCTCGAAACCTCCTGTCTTTTCTTACTTGTATTGCTCCCTTGCGGATGATCTTCTTAGGTCGTATTTGTCGCAGTGCGCTTCCAAGATTTGACTTAATTTATCAATGTGCTGCTGCGCCTTATCTGCAGCCTCCATTGTTTCTGGTGTATCTTCCATCGCCTTCATTGCGTCGCGTACTTTCTTCCAACGACGGATATTACGTTCCAGCCTGCGCTGCTTCTGCGTTGCCTGGTAGATTTCAGCGTTTTTATCTTCGTCGTAATGCTCCGCGGCCTGGGTTGTTATCCCTGGAAAGAATGCAAAGAAACGGTGCCGGCAATTAACGCCACCTATGCCGTCAACCTCGCCATAACCTGTGGTATCTGCAAAGTTTTGAATTTCATATCCCACGGCCTCGTTCGCTTCTGCACTCCCTTTGCCGTGCAATGCGTAAACCTTGCCCTGCCACCAGGCGTGGTTTGTGTGGTCGTGTTGGCCGTCGCCTATCCTGGCACCCAGGTGTGAAGTTGTTTCGACATATTCTGCGCCCATCTCTTCTGCGCATTTTGCCATTGTATCGTTGGCCAGCCTGGTGCTGGCACTGATTGCGTCGCGTCTGACTACTGCCTCTATGCTCATGCGTCGGATTGTGCCATCCTCGCGTCTGTACGTCGCTCCGTATATGCCATGTTTGGCCATTGCTTCGATCGCTCGTGTAATAGCCTGGTTGTGGCTGTACGTGCCGCTGGCGCTTTCAATATATGCCTGCTTCGTGGACTCCAGGGCCTTTGTTTCTATCAACTTGATCGTGTCGTTGACGAAGCCTTTATATGCCGCATTTTGTAACTGCTTAACGATTGGCAACTTCTGCAGCTGCTCCATGCTTAGTTGGATCATGCCGTTCTTATATGCTTCCTGCATATCGTCCTTATCAAAATTTGCGAACTGCGCTTTCTTCAGCATTTCTCGGATGGCTTCTTTGCCTCGTCCGGAATACTTGGATATCGTTTCGACCGCCTGGCGATTTAATAAACCCAATTCTTCCAGTTGGTTCAAGTTCCACTTCAACGCTCCAGTTGCTTCCTCGTATGTTTGGAACCGCATTATTACGTCTTTGAATAGTTGCATTTCCATTCTGTTATAAATGGCCACCAACTCTTCGCACAGGGCCTCTATTTGCTTATCTGTTAGCATTTCTCGTCACCTGTGGCTACTTCTTCGTCTTAATGCGAATGAGGCCTCCACGCGCTTGTTTCGCGCCCTCATGGTCGACATTATCTGCCGGCTTTTTAATTGCTTCCTTGACCGGATTCTTATCCGGCTTTTCTTCGCCATTGGCTGTCTGTCTGCCGGTCGTGATGAACTCTTCGTCGCTATCTTCATCAACCAGCGTCTCTGCTGGTTCTGCTGCTGCTTTTCTATTGCGGATTTCCTCGTCAAACTTAATAGCCTGCTCTTTGGTCATCTTATAAACGTCCTGGTAATATTGGACGTTGTCGATTATTCCTGCATTTAACTCCAGCAATGCCTGGCGTTTAACTTCTGCGCTGTCCTCTACGATAGAGTCGTCAAAGTCGATAGTGATGTCTTTTTCGTACGTCGCGTTATTGCGCAAATACATGACCGCTTTGATTAAATCTTTCAACGCGCCATCCAGTACCTTTTCGTGCTGCTTTATATTTGTATATAATTCGCTCTTCGTTGATATGATCTGCGTTGTGTTCTGGTACGTTCCGTTGCCTTTGAACGTGAAATAATCAAGGCCAAACCCTACGGCCTTGCCAACTGTGTTTAGCGCTGTCTGCATGCCTTCTGTGTGTTCCTGGACGCGCAGCTGCGGATTGCTCTCTTCGATTAGTTTTTGCTTTCCGCCTTCATCATCTACATCCTGGATTGCGAAGAACTCTGTTTCGTTCTCATCAAAAATAGGCACCGTCTGTGGTTGCCCTTTTTCGTCTGTAATGATCTTGTAATTAACCGCGCCCTCGCGTAGGAAGATTTTTTTCTTTCCAAGTAGGAACTCATTTTTGAAACTATCGTACACGAGGTCTGCTGTCTTTATTTCGTCCAGCGCATTTCCATAAACGGAAATTCCGAACGGTGAAAAAATAGAAATGTTGTTTTTAATGTTCGGTGTGTAAATCTGGAACATTTTAACATCTGAAATGTATTCATCTACGACGCCGTCTTTTTGGATAACTTCGTACTTGCTGCTTTCGCTTGCTTTCTCTACAAAGTGATAATTGTTGATTTTGTACGTATCGTTATCCTGGCGCTGGTGTACTTCCACAAAGTATTCGTTGCCGGTGTATGATCCAAACGCGCAGCTCACAATCTCGCCGTTTTCTACTTCCAGTGGGAATATCATAGGTGCGTAAATGTAATTGATTTTAACGTTTCCTTTTGCGTCCTTATATTCCGTTGTTGCTCCTGTTCCTAATGCCATATACATTTCGACCAGATTGTTGAACTTAACCGAGAATTTATTTTTTTCTAAAATCTCCTTTAATATGGCGTTATCGTCAAACTTTGCACTTCCTGCTTTTGTGTCACTGTCCAGATTGAAACAAACTTTATCATTGTAAAGCAATGACGCCCATTGCTCGCAAATTTGTTTCGGTAATCCTAAACTGAAACGGTTGCATTTCTTGTATCTGTGGCCGTTGAAGTGATTGTATGTGTGGAAACTTTCAACCTTTCCCTTGTACCAAAGCAGCCACTCGTTTATATATGCGTGGTATTCCGTCGCAAGTACTTCGCGGTTTAGAACCTGCTTAATGAAGCCGCGGATGGCCGTTAGACAATCGCTTTCATTCATTACCAGTTTTCTTTCTGCAATCTCCAGCGTTGTTTCCGTTGTGTTTTGAATATTCATTCTTCGCTTGCCTCCTTTTTATCGCCAAGTGCCAGCCCTGGCAAAATGGCGGCCATGCGTCGCCAGTAACCCATTACAAGGTATCGCTGTGCGTCGCATGCGTGGTCGTCAACCTTGACCGGAACTTCTTTTCCTGCCTCGATTGACTTTTCGTCGTATTGATATAAATACATTTCCTCCTGCAGGTTCTTCTGTGTTGGGTGGTATGTCATAGCCTGCAGGCTTAATAATTTGCTAACTCTTTGAATGCCAACTGCTACGTCGTTCTTGGCGTTGTGGATCATAACGTCCGGACACAAACGCCTGATTTCTTCAGCCAGGCCTTGTGCTGATGGATCTATGAACACATCTGTCACTTTCTTCCTGGTCGTCGGAACGTTTGCCTCTGGGTTATGCTGCAGCTCATCCGCTGCCTCGTATGTTGTCGGCTGTGGGCTTTCCAGGCGTTCCTTAAATGCCTTAAAGTCCTGCGCGTATTCGCTCGGACTCTTCTGCTTTCCTGTATCTCTTCCGCTATGCCAGTACTCGCCTACGCCTCGCAGCTTGCGGTTCTTCATATCCAAGCCGAACGCCTGGTATGTCGTCGCGTTCTTCTGGCCGTAGTCGACGCCTATGCCTATGTAGGCTATATCCGCCCAGTTAAATCGGTCACTTACGTGCCGCTCTGGCTCAAACATGTAATATATTACGTCGTCAATTCCGACGCATTCGCCTAACCAAATCCAGCGGTACATCTTCTCGTCATTCCGGCGCAATTCTTCGGCGCTGTCTATTAACTTTTTACCGAGCCACTTAACCGGTACATCTTTGAACGTCGTATGTATGCGGATTGTATCTGGGCGGCGGCACATCTTATCAACCCATTGCATGATTGGTGCTTTCTGGTTCTTCGGTGGGTTGAAGTAGTATTCCATTGTGAACTCATCTGAATTACCACGAACGAATGTTGCCTCAATGTTCAGTAGTTCATCTTCACCATCGCCGTCGTCGAAGAACTCCGTCAACTCGTCAATGATTACCAGTTTGATTGGGTTTTCTTCGTCGATGATACCCTTTGTATCGTCTATGCCGTCGGATCCAGTGAAATATATCGTGGTTCCATATTTCTTGTATGTGATTTCCATCGGTGAGACTGTTATCTTGAAGTCCTTTTTGCTTAACCCTAAACGTCCAATGGCTCGCAGAACTTCTTTATAAATTGTTTTCTTTAACTTGTTGTGGTGCTTTCTCAATGCCACAACCGAACAATGCGGATCACTTATGATTTTGTAAATCGCTTTAATGCCAGCCCTGCTGGACTTTGTTCCTGCACGTCCGCTGTCGAAAATCTTATGCGTGTATGTCCTGCTGGCGTTGAACGTGCTGTAATATGCAGGGATTATGATTTCTCGAATGCTCACCACTTTTCCTGGTGTGTCTGTAATTCCTGCCATCAATTCTCACCCTCCTGCTGTTGCTCGTTTCCGTGCGTTTCTGGCGCGTTCCCTGCCTGGGTGGTGGAATTGCTCGGCTGTTGTTCTTCCTGCGGCTCTGGTGCTTCGTTTTGTGGCTCCTGCGGCAAGTCGTTGATGATTGTTACCTTTTCTTTATCCTCGGAGCGCTCATCCTCTGCAAACCGGTCGCGTTGGCCTAACAGGTTTTTACCGAGAAATATCTGCATGGTAATGTTTCCGTTGGCGGCTGACCTCCATTGCAGCCGTCGCAGGCTTGCCCTGGCGTCGTTCAAGCCGTCCTGGTACGCCTTATTGAATTGCCTCCGGCGTTGCAGCGTTTTAACGCTACAGCCCAGAACGCTCGCTATCTCCTCCTGTGTGCAGCAGATTTTGGCTAAGTTCTTCACGGTGTCATAATCAATTTTGACTTTCTTTCTTCCCATGTGTTTCTCTCACCTCCGCTCTGCTGTACCTCCTGTTTATTTCTTTTTTCTGTTTGGGTTTGTTTCTTCGTTTAGAAGTTTTGCCTTCTTGCCGGTCATCTTCTGCCAGCGGTCGATTATTACATCGACAAAGCGTGGATCTAACTCCATCAAGTAGGCCTTACGCTTTAATTGCTCCGCTGCTATCATCGTCGAACCGGAACCTCCGAAGAAGTCCACTACAATTTCGCCCTGGTTGCTACTATTCGCCATCAATCGACCGACCAGTTTAATCGGCTTCATTGTTGGATGCAGGTCGTTGGCTGCCGGCTTATCCTCATGAATGATTGTTGACGCTGCTCCGTCGTCCTGGTGTTCCTTGATGTATTCAATCAGCTGTGCCTTAGTCATCTTGCTAAAGTTCAGTTCATTCTCTATGACTGTTGTCTGTGAACGGTCATCAATGAAGAAGTGGGCACCACCGTCTTTCCAGCCATAAAGGCACGGCTCGTGCTTCCAGTGATAATCTTGGCGGCCAAGAACGAGTGAATTTTTTACCCATATCAAGCACTCTCTGACTACCCCCCCGCTCGTTTTAGAGCACTTCTGAAGTTCGCACCTTCGGAGTCCGCGTGGAAGATATAAAACACGCCTCCTGCTTTCAGACTGTTCAGCATGTTGTTGTAGAAATCTACTAGAAAGTTAAAGAAGTTATCATCCGACATGCTGTCGTTCATTATGTTCCCTGCCTTGCCGTGATAGTCGACGTTGTACGGTGGATCTGTAATGCATAAATCTGCAATCTCGCCATTCATCAACTGCTCGACGTCTGTTGCGTCTGTGCTGGATCCACACATAAGGCGGTGTTCGCCTAACTGGTATATATCGCCAAGCACCGCATTCGGTGTGGCTGTTAATTCTGGATCATAATCATCTTCGTATGCCTCCGGTTCTTCTTCCTGGTCTAGGCCGTCAAAGAACCCGAAGTCCGACATGTCGAAGATGTCGCTTAAACCTTCCAGCTCGTCCTGCAGCAACCCTTCGTTCCACTCGGCAATCTCTGCCACTTTGTTGTCGGCTAGTCTGAACGCCTGTACTTGCTCTTGCGTTAGGTCTGTCGCAACGATACAAGGCACTTCTTCCAGTCCGAGGCTTTTGGCCGCTGCTAGCCTGGTATGTCCACAGATTACTGTGTGGCTTTCGTCCACGACAATCGGAACCTTGAACCCAAACTCGCGGATTGAATTTGCAACATACGGAACCGCCTTTTCATTCTGGCGTGGGTTCTTCTGGTATGGGTGTATGTCTTCCGTCTGCAGATAGACGATTTCTTCGGTTTGACTCATTCGTTAGTGTGTCCTTTCTTTTTTAGTGCAGAACTTAATCACGCGACTGCTTTTTGCTCTTTCGTGTTTATCTCTGTTTTGACTTTTAGTCAGTTCTGCTTTTTCTGTATTGAAAAACCGCAGCTCACTCGTTATGGCTCCGTTGCCTTTTCTGTGTTCCACGGTTTTGTTTCACGATTTTGTTTTTTTTGATTTTGCTTCTTGTTCCTGGTCTTTGTTTTTGTTTTTGTCGCTGTCCAGGTTTTAATTTTTTTCGCCTATATAGTATATATTTATAAATTATATATAAATGCTTATATTTACTACTTAATATTATCTATGCTGCAAATATGTATGCTTCCACGCCTTGTATTTTGCGCATCTTACGCCTGGACACATGTGTACGGTTCCTGGTTCGCTATATCTGCAATGAAAGCACGGACTCATTTCTGTTTGTTTCTCGGCGGTATGTTTTTCGTGGACGGATGTTTCCTCGTACTCGTCCGACTTCGCGCTGTTTCGTGCGTTTCTGCTTGCGATGCGCTGTTTATTTCCGCAGAGGTTACCTCTCTGTTTTCTTTCTTGTCTGGATCTTCGATTTTGATGTTTAATTTGCATATTGTAACCTCCAATTATGGCGCTGAAGCGTCTTTTTCTTTGTTTTAACTATGTATTTTTATGTTTTTCAACTCAATTATTGGCACTTTTGTGTCGTTTATCGCCCTTTTTTGGCGTTGTTTACATTCAAAATCGACCACGCTGGAGGCTTTGCGTCGTGATCTGTGCGATTTGGTCGTGGGTTTCACGTCCACCTGCCTGGTGGCTTCGTGCTTTGCTCTGGATCATGATGTTTTGCAACGAGGAGGTCACCGGAGCCTGTGCTTGTCAGACCGTCAAGCTCGCCAACTAAAGGAGGGTTAAAAAACCGTTTTTTTTTTCGGCTTTCGTGGTCTGATAATTCTTTCTACAAATATCAACATGAAACAATATCTAAAAGCCGGCAGGTTCTTGTTCCTGTCGGCTTCTAGTGTTTTCTGAACGATTGCAATTTTAGAAAGGATTTGATTGTCTATGCCAGATAATCAACTTTGAAGAGAATGCAGATATTTTCTCTTCATGACCATTATACACAAAAACTTAACTTTAATTTTATAGTCTTTCGGACATTTTATCCAGGATATTGTTGCGGCGCCAGTAGACGCCTGGGATGGTAATTATCAATGCTTCGGCTATTGCTCGAACCGGCAGTTTATCCCAGTAAATCATTTCTAGCAGTTCTATTTCCTCATCGGTCAATCCGTAAAGCATGCGGTCTACGTCGTTTACGTTTTCCTCTGCCTGGATCTTCTTCCTGTACAATCTTTCAAGCTGTGCTTCTATCTCTCCAGGTGTCGGCCCTTGCGAAAAACCGCTCGAGGCTCCCTGTTCTGGTCGTGGCTGGTTGCCTTTGGCTGTGGTTGTTTTTATTTTGTATTCGGCATATTGGTCGCCTGCGTCCAGCATGCGCTCTATATTTTTGCGAAAGTTCTGCAGCTGACGGTGAACCTCTGCGGTTTTGCTATTCATCGTCATCGTTCTTCACACCCCAAATCTGCAAGCATGATTTTTCTTGCTTCGATTTCGTCATCAATTATTTCTAAAAATCTTTGTGCAACGCTTTCAGGTACAAACTTAAAATCAGAGTCAAAAACAGAAAATGGACTATCCTTTCTTCTGAAAAATTTTATTTCTTTTGTTGTTCTTACAAACCACCCAAATTTACACATCTTAGGATCGTATTTTCTCAACTCTTCCAACTGTTCGATTTCTTCTTGTAGTCTGTTTCCCTCTTTTAATTGTTCAGGTGTCATCGCTTCCCCCAGTCTATTGCCTGTCCACAATTTGAGCAAAATTTATCTATGTCAGTGACACGTCTTTCGCAACAAGGGCATTTGTATTCAAAAAACGTAAGTACGGACACCCCGTCAGGACTACGCCACCCTGAATGCTTAGCGTTTGGTGCTTTAGGTGTATCCCTATCAACTAATTCTTGTAAGGTTTCTAATTGTCGTATTGCATTATACTTTTGCAATTTTTTATATTTTTGCGATTGTGCATAATAATATCGAATGTTCAGCAACGCTTCTTGATATTTATTCATAACCCCAACTCCTCTAAGGTGTAACGTTTGTTTACTTCCATACCTTTGTACATTGTGTCTTTTTTAAATAATGGAAGGCAGCAATAGTCATTTGTTAGTGAAATGCATAAGAATTGGTGTTGGTTGCCATTCACGAAACTATTATCCATTCTTTCAATCCATTCAACATCTTTTCTAAATGGCTTGATAACCGCTGATAAATAAGCCTTTTCTCTTTCGGTTAGAATTTCAGGAACATATTCTTCTTCTAGCCATTCAAGAAATTTTTTAATGCCAGCTTCATTAGTGCATGCATACTCTTTTATGATTTTTCCGTTATATTCGATTTCGACATAAGTTATATAGCCATCAAGTCTAGTTGTGCCGGTGTGTTCTACTATGTGTAAGTGTGCTAGATTATATTTTTCTTTATTCTTCATAACCCTAAGTCCTTCAAAGCAATAAGGCTTTCAATTTCTTCATCGATAAAACTGTTTTCATAATCTGAATCATAGTCCAAAATAAATTCACCATTTTCCCAATACGCAACGACATATTTGTCATTTTTTAATTTCAATAAATATTTTTCCTTTTCAATAAACGGAAATGGCTTTAGTAATAATGTCTTTGATGTCTTTTCTTCTGGTGTTGTTTTATTTGCTTTGTTCATATTTTCCCCCTTTTTGAATTTCTGGATAAATCATTCGGCAAGCAATTTCTGCAGCTGCCTTTTCATTTCCTTGCATTTTTCTGATTTCGTAAATTTCCTCAAGGCATGCGTTCAATGAATTACATTGTCGCTGTGCGATGAACTTCGGCCCTTTTAGCCCTTGCGTTCTCTTCATGACTAGCCACTGACCATTGTCATCGTGGACGGCGTAATAACCGCCGTCCAGATAAATCAATTCGAGATTATTTCTTTTCTTCTTTTCGTTCTGCTTCATGCTGCCACTTCCTCTCTGGTATATCCGTAATAATTGACGTACTCCTGGTCTGTCATTACAAACGGCGCTTTGATTAAGTCGTCCACCAGGTAAGTCGTGTATTTCTGCATTGCTTTGAATTCTCCGTTTTTTCTTACCTGCAGATACATATGCTCGTCATAATAAGCGCGTTCTTCCAGGCCGTGCTTTGTAGGTTTGTGGATCATGCGCTGGCGGTCGAATTCTAACAAATTGCTATCGCTCACCAGCGTTACTTTTACGCATTTATGTATCTCCTTGTATCGGTGTAGGATTGCTCTTGCTTCAACTGGTAGGCTTGGGATTTTATCGCCGTGTTCTGCGCTAACTTCTGGCATGCTTTCCTACCGCCTTGTCTGTTTCAATTTCCATTAACGCCTGGATTAGTGCTGTCTTATTCACTGCTACTCGTCCGATTGTGTTGAATGGATATTCTGGGTTCTCCTCGCGGATATAAATCTTTTCATCGTTTGCTGAAATTCTAAAGCGTTGATTATTCTTTCTGTCGTTGATTATAAATTCCTTTTTCATGGTTTAGTCCTTTCTCCATATCGTCTGTACTTCTGTTTCTGTTAGTGGATTATCTGGATCTGCGTATGTTTTCCACCAGGTTTGCAGCTCGTCTTTGGTTCCTGCGTCATGTGTAGCGATGCTTACAGCACATCTCATCAGTGCGTTTCTTCTGTGTGCGTAGTCTTTGAAGCCTCGCAGGTGCGCTTTAACTTCTTTATCGTCCGTATGGTCGTACAAATAATCTAGTAATCCCCACGCTGTATTTGGCCGGCACGCTGCGTATGCCTTTCGAACTTGATCGTCTGTGTAATCTTGGAAGTGTAATTGATAGTCTAATTGGGGCGTTGTTTGCTTGAAAAAGTTTATTGTCTTTTGGCTTATCAAAATGGGCACTTCCCCTCTTTTTCTAATTCACCAAACGTCTTTTCATCGACTTGCGATCGCATATACTCAGGCATTTTTATGACGTTTACCTTCTGTCTGCTTGTGCTGAATTGACGCCTGTTCCAATTTTTGGCTGTTGCTTTCCAGTCTTTCATGTGATTTTTACCAACCATCCAGCCATTGCTTTCGTAATAGTCATAGAAATATTGCGCATCTAAGTTTCTTAGATTTTGTTCTTTTGCAAATTCTTCGATTTCTTCGATTGTAGGTTTAACGAACTTTTTTGTTTTCTTGTGTGCAACGGCATCACTATTTTCGTTTTGGTTGATAGTTTCCGCTTGTGCGTGGGGTGCAACGGCATCCCCTATATTCTTTTCTAACCTATCCTTACCTAACCTATCCTTACCTAACCTATCCTGTGTCGACGGCTCGTCCACGTACTCGTCACGAAGTTGTAACAACTGCATTTTTTTGGTTGTATATGCATTGTTTTCGTCGAGCGTCAGCTGCTCTTTTTCGTCTTTGTATTTTGTTTCAACATACGTGTCTTTTCGGATGTAGTTGTGAATTCTCCAATGCTTAATTACAACCACTCCGCTATCAAACGGAATTATAAATTTTCTCATGATCAGGATGTTCATGTCGTCGCTTGACGCGCCTGTTATGCGCATTGTCTTTTTTGGTGAATTGACAAACCCATCATCATCCGCTCGCATTCCTAAATCGTAATAAAGCAATCTCGCTGTCACCGGCATATCGAGAAATGCATCACTGTCGATTATTGTTTTTGCAAACATTCTTCTTTCTGCCATCAGATCATCCCTCCTGCTTTCTTACAGACGAACGTCTGCACTCCTGTTGCTCTCTGTACTGCTTCTTTGAACTTAAATTGTTGCGCATGCCTATCGCTTAAATGCATTAAGAATATCGCCTTGCACTTGGTTAGATCTAAACGCTCCAGGTGCTTTATACAATTGCTTAGGCTCATGTGGCTGTTTATTATTCTTTCGTACCTGCGGATGTTTCCGAGGTCGTTCTCTGCCTTTGCATTCTCCAACGCGAAGTGTAAGACCTGTCCGTCATAATTGGCCTCAATCATTACATAGTCAAATTGCAAACCGTCCATGCGTGCTTTGTAAAACTTGGAGTCATTAACAAACAGGATTGTTTCTGCTCCTGTGCTTATGACGAAACCCAGCGGCTCGTTTGCGTCGTGTTCGACCTCGAATGGGATAACTGTCGTATCTAGTGCTATGACCTTTGTCGTACCTGCTTTTAGCGTTGTTTCTGGATCGCCTGCTGTAATGTATTGATTGGCATAAACTCGCGCGCCTCTGCGTTTGAAATCTGCTACTGAACGGCAGTGGTCGGCGTGTCCATGCGTTACGAGCACGCCGTCAATCTCTGCCAACTTGACCTGGTTGATTGCTGCCTTTGCGGCTATTTCTCGGTATGGCAACCCAGCCTCCAGGATTAATTTGACCGGAGGTTGGGTGCCTTTTCGTTGCAATTCGATGTAGTAACAATTTCCTGCAGAGGAACTTCCGAAACATATCATTTTCATATTTTCGCGTCCTCTCTATTCCGTGCCTTAGAATGGGCAGTCGTCTGCAGTAATTTCCTGTACTGTTTCTTCTGCTGGTGCTGCCTTTGCTGTTGCTTTCTTAATAGTTGCGCGTGATTCTTTCTTTGGCTCTTCTGTTACTTCGTTGATAACCTCGCCTGTGGCTTCGTCAAATTGCACTGTATGCGCGATTTGTTCCGTGCCGGCGTGTTGTTCAACTTCCGCCTCGAGTGCCTGTTCTGCGTCAATACGCGCGTCACGTGGCGTTTCGTCGATTGTTTCTGTGTATGTTAATTCTTGGAATGCAGAGCTGAACTCCTTAGAATAACGTCGCGTTACGTTGTTTCTCATCTTTCGCAGAATCATGCTTTCGCGGCTGTGCGGTGCTGCCCATGCCGGACTCATGATCTTCAAGCACTCCTGGTCTGCAAATAATTCGTCAAGCGTCATGTTAGCGATACGTTCGGTTAACTTTGCCCTCGTCGTCTCTGTGTAGTCTTTGCTCTTCATGATGTTCTGGTTAATGTGCGCTAGTAAGTTGATTTTGACTTCTTCGCGTTCTGCAATGTTCCACTCGATTGTTCCGTCTGTCTTTTCGATTGGATATACAACTTTTGTAACTTTGCTGTAGTAGTCTTTTGGATGCCATGTTGGTGGCGTAATTTCTAGGCCGTTGAAACTTGGATATGTGAACTCGTCGTGTTCTCTTACAACCCAGAATTTATGAACTTTCTTAACGTCGACTCCGTATTTACGAAGCAGCTTGTCGTTGCCGTCGCCCTCAATTCCAAACTCGAATTTCTTAACCCAAGAGTCGCCGACCTTTTGATTTCTTGTTATCAAATAACACTCGTGCGGTTCTGCCGCTACATTCAATCGGAGCATGGTTGCTTTTTGCAAAATCTGAATTATTTCGTTTCTATCAAAGCCGTTTAGCGCAACTCCTGCTTTTGCTGCTTGGTTATACATCGCGGAGATCATGTTGTTTCCGCATGTTACCTGTTCGGTGTCGAGTGCGACTTTGTTATTGTTTGCAATGGTTCCGATTTCTGCCATGTAGTATTCTTGGGCTTTCCCTAGTCCAGTTGATGATTTGAAATTCAATTGATGATTGCTTCCGGTTGTTGCTGCCGGAATAGATACTTTTCCATACGATATATTGCTTGTTTTTTCAGTCATATTATTAGCCTACGATTACCTTTCCAGATTTAATTTCCTTTTCTAATTCTTTTGACAAATATTTGATTATTGACTGCTGACATTGATATTTCCATACGCCACCATCCGCGTCAAACAGTGCCACTTCACCGTTTTTGTTGATTCTCAACAAGAACTTTTCAAGTGGTTGCGAAACCTCGTAGAACGTTCTGATTGGAATTAAGTTGATAAGCGGTGGTAATGTCACAAAACCTTTTAAATTCACGCCTTCGCTGGCAACTACTGTTTGTGTTATTCCGTCGTCTCCGATTTCAATCGATGTATCTTTTGATAACTTGCTGATCATTGCGATCAGCTTATCTTTGTTCCCTGCATCATCCTGTACGAAGCATGTTTGCAATTGAATAATCATTGCTTCAACGCTAATGTACTGATTGAAGCGAATATCCGGTGACTGTGCAAATGCCATAAACGGCTTTTGTCTGTCTTTGTTAACATCGTATGATGTGTACACATACACACTCTGTTCTTCGACGTTTAATAAAAGTGGTAGATTGTGCTGATCACCTAATTCATTTTTTACGTTTGCAATCAACATTGATAGATTATTGACCGATAGCGTTTCGCATTTATTAACATGCGGTCTGATTAGTTTTAAATTTTTTTCTGTATAGGTATCATTCCCAATTTTGATCTCATCTTTTTTTGCTGCATTTGTTACTAATTCTTCGATATATTGCATTGCTTCTCTAATCATTTTTTATTTACCTCTTCTTTCTTAGACTGCATTCCAATAACAATTATTTCCGGCTCTGCGATGTCTCCTGTTAAATTGATTTGCCCAGGTAGTACATCCATAACTTCTCTCAATATAGGAATGATTTCCCCTGTCTTTTCGTCTACCTCTTGACTGTTGAATAATGTCGTTTCAATTGGTGCTGTTGGTTCAATTTTGCTTTTCAAAGTTGTTGACATTGTTATTTTCTTTCGGTCATTACTTGGTACAAAATTTACTGTGATTGTCATGCTTCTTTTTTTCGTTGGTGCAGTGTTAATATCGGCGATGTTTGCAATGATTCTTTCCAATTCCACATCTGCTGCTTCTAGGATTGCTCCATGACATGCTTGCAAAACTGATTTTTTTACCTTAACCATTTTTTAGTTTCCTCGCTTTATCTACCTTTCTTCGCTGTTAGCGTTAACTTGTTATGTTCAATATCGTTGACCTTTGTCGTGACGATCTGTGCATTGGTTTCCAATGCCTTGAGACTCTGTGTATCCAACTTGTCACACTCGTCAAAGATGAATGGTAAATCTTCAATATTTAACTTCTTCTTAATGCATTCCGCGATGTAAATGCCGGCAATGATCTGTTCACTTCCGGAACCATTCAAGAATGGCGTTTCCTTGTCGCATACGCTTGGATAGCACACTTCGTTCCAGCTGCCCTCCTTGATATTGTTTTCTATCAAGGTGAAGTGAACTTTTGTTCCGAAAACCGACTCAATGCGTGCCTGAAATGCTTGCAGCTTTAATTGGATAAATCTTTCGACTAATGCTACCGCTTGCTCGCATGTGACCAGGTTCTTTTGTTCTGCTGTAATCTGTGCCTTAATCTTTCCGATTTGCGATTGATTTGCCGTGAATGCATGGTGCTGGTTCAACACTTGCTGTGGTAGTTCTTTCTTCGCTTGTAGCGCTGCAATTGCTTCGCTTACGCTGTTGTCCTGCGCTTCAATCATTCGCTGATTTTCCAGCTCGCTGCGCGTGTCTGCTATTTGTGTTTTTAATGCGATTAACTCGGCGCTTGCAACGTATGGTTTTTCTTTGATTGCATGTGCCTCGTTCTCGTATGCTTGCAGGTTCTCGTTGGCTCTGTTTAATTCCGCCCTTGCTGGAGCCTGCTTTAATTCGATTTCGTGGCTTCTTTCTTGAAGTTCTTTCAGTTTGAACTGTAAATTCTGCAATTCTAACGTGGCCGTTTTTCCGTCTGCCGCTAGTTGCTCCAGGCGTTGGTTATGTCGCAGCTTCTCTGCCTCGATTGCTTCCTGGTTTAGGATGTGGCCGCAATTCGGACACGCAACTTCTTCGGTCTGGATTGCCTGATTTTTTGTTGCGATGTATTCGGTTCTTAATCTCTCGATACGCTTTTCTTTGTCGGCAATTTCGAGCGTTGTTCTATTTGTCTGCATGTCGATATCTGCCAGTTCATTTTCGACTTTGATTGTTTCGTTTCTGGCTTCGTCTTTCGCTCTCTGCGCCGCTGCAATTTTGTTTTGAATGATTGCTCGTTCTTCTCTTACGCTGGCGTTCTGCGCGTCATTTTCGGCTCTCTCGGCCGTTTCCGTTTCAATCGCCAACTGTTGCAATTTTTGCAGCTCTTTTTGGATCGTGTCGGATATCGTTGTGTCTTTCTTTCCGGCCTTTGTATTTGCAATCGCTACATCAATGTTTTCAATCTCTGCCTGGGCTGCTTTGAGGTCGTCTGCTGATACGTCTTTGACCATTTCCAAGCCCTCGATTTGGCCCTGTAATCGCGTTATATCCTCGTTAGAATTCTTAATCTGCTGCTTGTAGAATTTCTTTGACTTGTCTGTGTCGTACCAGTCCTGCGCCAGTCTATTTGCGACCGGTTCTATTTCTGGATTATCGTTAATTACTGCCGTGTTTTCTACGTCGCCTACAAGTTCGATGATGAATTGGCGCGTTACTTTCCAGTCGTTTTTTGCTAGATAGTATGGATCCATAACTGCACGAAGTAGGTCGAATTTGGCGATGTCTGTTTTTCCGTCAATTCCGAACTTTTGCATTAGTTCTTTCTTTGCATCGGTGACCTTTGTCTTTATGTCGTCGATGTAATAATCGGTATTATGTCCGGTCATTGTTTCTTCTTCGCTTCCGCGTGTTTTCGTCCACTTCTCGTAAAATTCTTTTTTGAGTTTAAATGTGTCGAATTCTAACTCAACGCTCACCTTTTTCTTGGTGTCGTCTAGTGGTTTAAAACTCGCGAAGTCGCTTGATCCATCCATCAGGAAGTCTGTTATTGCCCAGTAGATGGCCAGGATTGTGTTTGTTTTTCCTTGTCTGTTTGGCCCTTGAAAAATGTTCAAATCTTCGAGGTTGTGTTCTGCATGTGCTATGTTTCTGAAATTGTCAATTATGACCTTTTTTAATTTCATTTATTGATTTTCCTTTCTTGCTAAATTGCTTTATAAATCGTTAATCATAGAGATTTGGTCTTTCATTCCTAACAACTGTCTGACCTTTCTCGTTTGCTGCAGCATGGTTATTGCGCGTCTGTCGTTGTCTGTGATTGAACGCTTAATCTCTTCCGTGTCGGTCGTGATTTTATACCCTAATGTGCAGCTATGAACTACGTACTCCCTGTTGTTTCTGTTATCGTAGGCTTGGTTAAAAATCTGTATGCATTTACGGAGCATTCGCTCGTCCACCTTGTTCCCCTGGGCTTCGTTGATTTCTAGGATTTTTTTCTTCTTGGCCCACTCTGTAGGAATTTCAATTCCGCCGGCAATTCTTACCATAGGTCAATCCCTACCGCGAATGTGAAGGCTTTGATTAAGAACAGCAGGAACATTCCGTAAGCCGCAAACTCTTCAATACGTCCGATTAAGTTCTTCATTTTATATTTGGCTTGCATATTCAATTACCGCTTTTTTAACTTCGTCCAAAATTTCCATCAATTCTAATAACCGTACGATAGTTGCCTTTTCTCCTACTTTGTATTTTTCAACTTCGGTTTGGTCATTTGAAATTGCTTTCGACATTACTTTTACAATTGGCTCAATATTATCTAACTTATCCAATTGGTTTAGAATTGTAGCGAATTCGTGTACGATTTCTTCATCTGTACCTTTCACTTTTAGCGATGTATTTCCGTCTTTATAAATTGCCTCGATCATATTTGTTTTTTTCCTCTTTTCTGTTTTTGTGTTAAAATCTGCTCGATGATATTCTTCATCGAATTAGCGCTCGTCTTGGTCGGCTGGCGCTTTTTTGTTTTCGTGCGTTTCTCGCAGTTGTATGTCTTTCATCAAGTTATCCTGCGTTATGTGTATCGCTTTTAATAAATTCTCTTTCTGAATCATGTTCGGCCAGACGTCATATTCTCCTAGCTTCTCTTTTTCTCGTGCTTTCACTTTTTGAAAAAGAATTCTTGCAGGCTCTCTTGTCATACCCAGGACCGTTTGTATATCGGTTATGCTTAGGTATGTTTTCCCAATAACTTGGCGAGCCGTTGTTGTGGTTGCTTCTCTCATGCTGCCTCCTTTCTATCTTGTCTTAAATTTTGGACTACTCTTGCAAAAAAAGAGTCTGGACTTTAACGCTTAGTGCGTCCGCGATTTTTCGCAATGTGTTAACCGTCGGACTGTACTTTGCGTTGCCCTCCAGCTCTGCTATCAGTGATCTACTGACGCCGGATAATTTCGATAACTCGTCTTGGGATATTCCCTTTTTTTCTCGAAGTTCTTTAATCTTGTACTTCATCCTTTAACCTCCTGTGGTTACAGTCTAAAATTTTGGACTTATTTTGTCAACAACTTTCTACCAAAATTTTGGACAATGTTGTAAAATGTGGGCGAAAGAAGGATATAAAAATGAAACTGTCGGATTTGATTAAGAATTACAGAAAAAATCACAAATTATCCGTCCGCGACTTTGCCGATCTTTGTGGCCTCAGTCGTTCCTACGTTTCCGTCCTCGAAAATGACACCATTCCGGAAAATACCGGAAAGCGTGTTATTCCGTCACTTGCAATCATCCAGAAATTGGCTAAAGGCATGAACATGGATCCACAGCGTTTGATGAGCCTCGTTGCCTATGCTGAAAACGACGACTTTATCCCTGTCGACGACGAAGATATAACGCGTGCCTATGATTTCTTTATTGCCAGAAATATCGACACGGAGGTTCCTCCTATTTCTGAACTATCAAACTTTGAATTGGTAGAATTATATAAGAAAATGGCCAGCGATGAACTTGCTGCAGCTTCTCCTGCGCCTGTTACTCAAATCCCTGTCCTGGGCGTCGTTCCTTGTGGTGAACCTATCGAGGCAATAGAAGAAATAATCGAATGGATAGAGGTTGTGCCAAGCCAGGCAACTGGCCACTTCGGCTTAATCGCAAAAGGCGACTCTATGGCGCCATATATCCTCGATGGTGATATCCTCATCGTGAAACACAGCCCTGTCGTTGCTTCTGGCAAAATTGCTATCGTAAAGGTGAATGGTGACGAGGCAACTTGTAAACGGCTTGTTATTAACGACGCCAGCATTACATTGATGCCTTACAATCCAACGTATCAGCCTATGATGTTCAGTCCACAAGATGTGGAGGATAAACCTGTTATTATCATCGGTGAAGTTGTAGAAATAAGAAGAAGATTTAACCAAATATAATTAGAAAATAAGGAGGATTGAATTATGGGTTTTATCTTAGGGCTTTTAATCGGAGCAGTAATCATCTACTTTGTTGTCAAGAACGGCAACAAGAGGCAAACAACAGCCGGTCACGCTGAAATCACAGAAAGGCAAAAATCTTTTACAGAGAAAGTGGAAGAATTCCAAAAGCCTATGAATGATTTTAAATCTGCCTTGCCTGGTGCAGCTAAGCGTCAACGAATTGCAGAAAACAGAAAAAACGGCATTGCTTGCTGTCCGAAGTGCGGATCTACAAGTATCACAGCAAATAAAAAAGGTGTAGGAATTGGTAAGGCGGCTGTAGGCGCTATTGTCGCAGGACCAATTGGATTGTTAGCAGGTGGTATTGGAAAAAATAAAATCACCTGTACATGCCTGAATTGTGGTCACAAATTTAAACCAGGGAAGCACTAATATATTAAAAAATAAAAAGTAGAATTTAAACTGTGCATTCTCTTAGATGGAAACACACGCGTATAAATTCTGCTTTTTCTTGCCAGAAAAGGTTTGACCAGTAACCTTTCTGAACGTATTTAAACATAGGGTTGCTGCGCTGTCAAAGCAAAATAAAAAAACGTCGCTCTCTTACGCCCGACGTATAGCGTGGCCCATACAAACTCTAGCCGGCACAAGGCGATTGATCAGATCACCCGAGTTGTTCAGTACTTCCGCAGGATGTTCTCACTGTCCTGTCGACAATCTAAATATATCTATATTCCCGCATTTTGAAAAGGATATTATATTAACATTTTCAATTTTTATATTAACAAAAAAAGTAAATATAACCATATTATAAAATAAAAAAATACCCCTCTTCGCTTTCGCACGTCGGGCATATAACGGTTCTTCTCTCGCATTCAGAGAAGTGAGGACTATATTGTATCACATTTACTTGAAAATGGTCAAAATTACTCGAAACAAGAAAGGAGCGTTTTATGGAACAGATAGAAAAGTATCTTGATGAAATCGAAGCTGCGCTCTACAGAATGTCACCAACAGAACGCGAGCACTTAATGGAAGTTCTACATCTAGCATTTGCTGATTATTTTGAAAACAACAACAGAAAATCATAGGAAGGAGGCCTAGTATGATCGGATATGATGAAGCCAGAAAAACATACTTCGTGCAGATTAAATATCGCGACCAGGATGGAAAGCAACGCGCCAAACGCAAACGTGGCTTCTCTACCAAACGCGAGGCGCATGCCTGGGAACGTGAAACGCGCGATAAATTATGCCGGAACGTCTTTGACTTCCAGGCCCTTGCTACTGCTTATTTCGATACGCTGGAAGTGACGCGCTCTACGCGTGACCTTCGCGACCGTCGTCTTAATAAATATATGGCGACGCTTCTTTCGCTGGACGTGCGCGATATAACGAAGCCTATCATGCAAACCTGGCGCGTGTGGTTATCAGAGCAAGAAATATCAAGCACGACTAAAAATAACATTTTAACTCTATGTAAATCTATTTTTCACTTTGGGTTCCAGGCTTATGGCCTACCGGATCCAGCTGCAATCTTACGGCCATTCAAAAAACGACCGGATGAAGTTAAAGCCATGCAAGTGTGGACGGTCGACGAATTCAATCAATTTATTTCCGTTGTCGACCACCTTGTCTATCACGCATTGTTTCGCCTGCTCTTCTGGTCTGGAATGCGTCGCGGTGAAGCGATGGCTCTAACATGCGACGACCTGCTGCCTGGTAATCGAATAAAAATAAATAAATCATTCCGACGTAGAATTGATGGTATAGGGCCTACAAAGAACGCAGCAAGCGTCCGGACGATCGTCCTGGATGAAATAACCTATCAAGAATTGGAGGCGGTCTGTGCGCACGCAGATGGGCCATACATCTTCGGAGGAAAGCAGCCACTTGCAACTCAAACCGTAAATCAGCTATTTGACCGAAAGATAGCACTTGCAGGAGTGAAGCATATAAGATTGCATGATCTACGACACAGTCACGCGTCTGTTTTACTGAACGACCCTACCATTTCTGTAGCTGCAGTGTCTGCACGGCTTGGCCATAGTAACGTTGCGACCACCATGAAAGTGTATACCCACGTTATCGATAAAGCGACGAATGAATTAAATTCAAAAATTGCGTCACTCGCTTCTTTGGAACCATGCAAAAATTAAAAAAGGGTGCCAAAATGGTGCCACGAATAAAGAAAAGCCCACAAAATAGGGCTTTTTCTTTATAAAGTGCCGCTTAGCAGAATTGAACTGCTCGTTCATCCTTACCATGGATGCG